TGTGACTCGTGCATGGCATAAACAAACTCACGCTGCTTGGGCGTAAGATTGGCCATGTCAGCAGGATTGCGAGTGATAGCAGCCACTCGAAGCTCTTCAATATTGCCCTGCGCCGCCGCCTCAATGAGATATGGGCGAAGCATTCCACGGCGTGCCTCTTGAAGAGATGAGTCATACTCCGCCTGCGTTATGGAGTTGTTCATAAATCTTTGAGACAGATTGCCTTGCAGCTCTTGCAAAAGAATATTGCTGCCAGACAGATTGGCCGTAAGAACATTTTGCTCCTGTCTATCAAAGCCAGCAACAGCGAGTTGGTTTGAAAGATTTGAGTAACCATCAACATTCTGATCAAACATCATTGCGTTGCGGCGAGCTTCTGCTTCTGCTTGAGCCTGCATTGCCAAGATATTGTCACGCTCAACAGCGTTATAGTCATCGCTTACCTTGCCGCTATGAGTCAGAACAGTTTCGATATTTGCTGGCTCAATGTAACCAATCAAAGCTTTAACCTTGGGGCGCAGCTCTACTGGAACAGAGCTCATTTCACGACCTCTAGTGCGGATAGCGAGCTCGACTGCATTGCGATCAGCAGAGCTTGATGTCTGGCCAATAATATGCTCAACACCGCCTCGAGCAATCGCAGTGTTAACCTGAGTACGAGCCTTTACGTCAGCGCCGCCCTTCAGCAAGCCAGAGCTTACACCATTGGCAACATTGGCTACTTCTCGTGCAGCAATATCCCCTGACTCACTGAACTCTGCATCACCAGTGGCAATGAAGCCGCCCGCCAAGGCGCTCTCATAGGCCATGTCAGCGGCTTTATCCAAGCCATTTACGATAGACTGAGCAAGCTGCGCACGGGCTCGTTCTGCCGCTCGTGCTTGAATGTTGAGCTTTGTGCTTGCAAGAAACTTGCCGCCATTTTCAGCAATGAATGTTTTATATTTACCCTGAGCATTCTCGGACATAGCCCCAAGATAATCGCTCATAACCTTTTCATATCCATTTGCATCATATGGATACTTTTGCGCAATCTCCTGAGCCTTCATTCGAAGCTCATCTTCCATCGAAGCTTCAAAGCGGCGATCAACAACGCTCTGATATGATTGAGCAGCAATGCGGCCAAAACCTTTTGGAGCCTCAAAGGCTTCTGGCTTGCCAGTCTCGGGGTTAAAGGTGCGAAGGCCAGCCACTTCCACTGCCTTTGCAGCATCAATGCCTCGTGTTTGCGCCTCTTCCGCTGCAACCTCATAGGTCATTTGCGTAATGTTATCAGCAAAACGGCTGATAGCTTCACCGACCTGAACGCCGCCAGAGCTTGCACGGACAACCCCGATGGGCTGATTAAATACTTGAGCGCGTTGTCTGATTACAGCCATTGTTATGCCTTACTTTGCTTGCTGATATTTGTAGAGGCCAGATGTAGCCGTTGACGCCGCAGAGAATAGAGATGCAGTTCGCGCAGCACGACCAGCAGTACGTTCTGCCGCAGCTTGCTGGCGCCCCTTCATAAGCTCCATCTGAGACTGCGTACCCATACGGCCAATGTCCTTGCCGATAATCTCTTTCTGCTTCTCCATGAATGCCTTGACGCTGCGATCAGAGCCAATGTCACGACCAGCAGCAGCGAAAGATGCAAGGTTGGCAGAGGATGCGCTCTCATACTCATCCATGCGAGCCTGAGCCATTTGCATTGCCTGTGCTTTTCCAAGCTCCGCTTCAGTTTCAATGCCAAAAGCATTTAGCTCTGAGGCTTCTTTCGCAGCCTGACCCGCCGAAAGCTGACCAAAAACTGAGAGGCCTGTGCTACCAAGCATCAATGCAGCTGTAATAGGTTCCATTAGATTATCAACTCCGCAATAAGGCCGTTGACTTGCATCGGCAGGGGTTCTCCTTGTTGCACTGTAATCTGTGGGTCTCGGTTATAACCAAGAACACGGAACTCGTGCTTGCCAGAAATGGGCGCAGTAATTGACTTGCTGTATCCGTTCACCTTCACTGAGGAGGTGTTGACCAGATCGAGCACCGCTGATCCAATTCCACGAATGCCGCCAGTTGCAGGACCGCCGCGCATAGCTGCATCAATCGGGTTTGTCACGATCTCAGAAGTAAAGGGAAGACCAACGTGATAGGTGTTGCCACTGCCACCAGCAATCACAACAACACCGCCAGAGACAGTTTGACTGCCAAGATAGGACTGACCATCCTCACTCACAATCGAGACAGTATCTCCATTCACAAAGGCAGAGCTTACTGTGACTTCACCGCTTCCGTTTGCTACGCCAGTGACGTAACGATCAAGACCGATCTGGCCAGTAAATTCGCAGAGATACATTGAGCCATCTGTTCCCCAGACATTTGTAAAAATGCGGCCATGAATAGCGCAAACAGAACAGAAGCTGCCATCAGTTGTCAGTCGAGTCCAAGAGGCTCTGCGCTCTGCTCGGTTGGAGTTAAACGCCGCCATATCGCCGTTGCCATTGGTCATAAGAGCATATGACTCTGGAGTGCCAAAGCCACCATGAGCGACCGCCATGCAGCGAGGAGACACGATCAGATGCGAAGCAATCGTAGAGACCGCCGTGGCAGTGTAAGCATCCTCGCCATCCGTATAGAGATACTCACGCACAACAGTGCCACCATTCTGAACAAAGAGCGTGGCGCCATCAACGGAAACAGGTTGCGTAAACTCGCAGCCGTAAGGCGTTTGCAATCTGATCTGAGCATTCGTCGGAGTGATTGCTTGGTTCAGGTAAGTTGGAATATAGAGCTCACCAGATGCGCCGAAGATTTGAAGATCACGATTTGAAATCATGTAGCGCACTTCATTGACCGTTCCAGTTGCAGCAATCAATGCAATGGCGTCAGTGTCTTCAGCTTCCCCGACATCAAAGTTAAAGAAGGAACCAATCTGGCTCATCCAAATTGCATCTGGCTGCGCAAGCGTTCCAGCATAGCATAGTCTGTTTTCATGGAAGGCAACCGCCGCAGGATAACCGCGAACAGCAGAGAATGACTGCTCGGACCAATCAGCAGTTGGAGCATGAGTAACCAGCTTGACGTACCCACCACCATCTTCAGCGGAGCTCGCAGAACCCCCAGCAGTAAAGTACCAAGTGTTTTCATCAATGATGCCAGCAACCGTTCGTGTTCCGTTAAGACTGCCAGTATTGATCCCGCCAACCGCAGAAGCATCCTCAATGACAACGGTCTCACCACCAGCATAGCCATGCGCAAGGTGAGTTACCTCAACAGTCGAGCTCCCATCAGAAGTGCGAAGCGGGTTCAAAACTGAAAGGCGTATTCTCAGCGTGTCAACAACATTGCCCACCGCAACAGTTGGGCTTGTTACTGAGGTAATTTCAATCTCAGAGTCATTGTATCGAATGACAGTCCCAACATGATCGGCAGTCCAGTGACTTTCGCCAACAGTCAGGGTAATACCCGCCCCGCTAGATGCACTCGGGTCAAGCGTAACACCGTTTGATTGAAATGCAGTGTACGGCTGGAAGATCATTGATCCGTCAAGCCGCTCGTCAAAGCTGAATGGAGTTACCTCAAAGCTTGTAAGCCCAGTGCGGATCAGCATTCTCGGCATGAACAATGGGTGGCAGATGAACATAACATCGCCATACTGAGCCGTGGTGTATTGGCTCAAGTAATCCTGATCGAAGGGGAGAGGATTGCCATTTGTATCTTGAGTGACTGTCGAAACCAATGAGACGCTGCCATCAGCATAGAGAAAGAAGCAGCGGATTTTGTCTGTCTCTACCGAAATGACGTATTGCTCATCGTCAGAAAACCGAAAGGCAAAGAGGTGGGATTGCGCTGGGTGATCTGGATCAAACGCAATGCCAGTGTACTTGTAGATATTCTTCAGGCCATCACGCTTCTTGACGCTGCCCTCAGACATCACGATCATATTCTGCAAGCTTTGTGCAGAGGAAGTATAGACAGGGCTATCAGTGCGCATTAAGAGCGAACCGCTGACCTCACCAAACTGAAAGCTGTTGATTGGGACACGGAGCTTCTGCATTAACTGCGCCTTTGAGCAATGAACCTTGAAGTGTAGAGCTTCTGCGTGGTCTGCCGCTGTGAATCAAGTCGGCGGGCCTGCATCATTTGGGATGCCGCTTTCTGCTCCATGAGTTGTGATAGTGTGGCGTCTCGCGCAACAGAAGTCGCAAGCACCGCAGCCATTGCATACTCAACCGCAATAGTGAAGTATGGAGCCCACTCGGACTCATTGGCACGATAGATGTAATCAGCAATGACCTCTTCGGTGTCTGATACATCGCAATAAATCTTGTCGCCATAAGTATCGAATACAATGGGCGAGTCATTCACTGTCACCGCAGAGACAGTCAGTGTTCCCGATGGAAGCTGGTAGGCTGCGTCGAAGCGGCCTGTGGGTGGTGCAACAATGCGGCTCAGAGAGGATTGGTTTGTTGCGAAGCCCCAACGAGAGTTGGTCAGGGCAGCGCGGGCAATGTCTTCATACATTGCATCGCAGACATCAGCCTCCACTGTTCCATCCGCAAAGGACAAAATAGGAGAGCCGCCCATCAAGATAGATGCGCGGGAACAAACTTTAATCGCTGTGTTCGCTGTATCTGGCATGTAAGCTTGGGGGGCCGAAGCCCCCCACCTTTATCAGTTGTTGTCGAGAACTTCGTAGATGCCGTTGCTGTCGATTGCGACTGCACCCATTGACATCATTGATGTGGCGAGGTGCGCAACCTTCTCAGGCACGTAGTTGATCTCAGTGGCAACGTCTGCGTTCACACCAAGGCCAACCGCAGTTGTGTGGTAGGCAAAGTTTTTGCCGCCAGCTACTGCCGATGTTGAGAAAATCTTGAATCCAAGGAACTCTTTCATCGTCATGCCGCCTGCGAATGGCAGGTTTTGTGGGCCTACATAGTCGCTCGATGCAAACTCGTTGATTGAGAACAGGTCAGCGAAACCAGCAGGTGACATAGCGATGTAACGCTGGCCATCTTCTGGAATGTCGGCTGTGCCAAATGTCTCAAACAGAACCAGAAGGTCTGCTTTTGCAAGCGCACCTGAAGTGTCTGCGATCTGAGTGGCGTTTGCGCCTGCGTCCATTGCAGCAACAAGAAGCTCATCTGTCTTGCGACCGAGCGCGGCAGCAGCAGAAGTCGCTACGGCTTGACGCTCGTTGATGTTGATCTTCAGCTCGTCGAGCTTGTCGATGTATTCCGCTGCATAGAAGTCAGCCATTGTTGCTTCAACATTGGTGTGCGCGAGCTCCATAGGAGTTACGTTGCCGTTGCGTGACTTTGTTGAAGCTGTGCCTGCGCCGATCTTCTGGAAGCGAGCTACTGAGCCGCTGACGTTTGTTGAGCGGACAGTGTTGCGCAGCTTGGAGCCCATGCGCTGATACGCCATGTGAACTTCAGTTTCAAACTGCTTGATAAATGCTTGGTCGATTGTGTTAGCCATTGGAGCTATCCCTATAAAAGTTGCTGTAAACGGGTGTCCGTTCCTTCACTTCTGCAAGGGTGTCCTCTCGGGCCTCTCAGTGCATCACGGGCCGTGATGTTGCTGAATCAACACTATATGCGTCAAAAATGCAACGCACAAAATGAACGGTCAGATTGCCGTTGTCATCCTCGAAGATAAGCTCTGGCGTAAATCCAAGGTGAACCAGCCAGTTATGGATGAATGTATTCTCCGACCAGACGTTGCAGCAGAGCTCTGGGTAGAAGTTGTGATAGAAGCTGACCAGTTCAGGTGATGCTTTTACAAAGGAGCGCCAGTGTTTGCGTATCCCCTTTGAAAACATAGTCCACATGACGCCCTTATCGACGCCACATAGAGCCATAACCTCACCATCAAACTTTACAGCGTGAGTCATATCGCCCTCAAGCAAGCGGGGCAGAAGCTCTTCAGGAGTATCTTCATAAAGCTCAACAATCTCACGCAGATTTTCTTTGCTGAGATTGCGCTTCAAAGCGTAAACGTCCTCAAGCTCTGCTTGATAGAGCTCGAGGCCGTGGCTTTGGATAAGAGGCTTAACCATAAAGCTTCTTGAAGCCCTCTTCTACCTGACGAACAAAGGCTGCGTCACGATGAACTGGGTGGTGATAACGATCATCCTTCATCATTTCACGCAGATCGGCCTCAGAAGCACCCGCGCTTGGTGCTGTATTGCCAGAGAATGAACCATCCTTCATTGCTTCCATGATATGCTCGAGTGCTACGATGCCCTCAGAGCTTTCACACATACGCTCAATGGCTGGCAGCGCATCCTTGGGGAAGAACTTGTTGGCAAACATAGAAGCCGCAGAGATACGATCAGACGCATTCTCTCCAAGCTTTGCAGTCTCAGCCTCAAGGTCAGGGCCATCAGCCATGCCAGAAGCCATATACATCTCAATGCCCTTCTGGAACTCGTCTTGGCTGTATCCATTCTCAAAGGCGTGCTCGGCCCACCAGTTAAGAAGCTCGCTATCAACGGCTGTTTCTGGGTCTACCGTCTCTGGAAGCTGATAGTCACCAGCAGTTTCAGGGCGCTCGGCATAAGCTTCTTGCTGAAGCTCGTCCATGATTGACTTGCGAAGCTCTTCATCCTTGGCGCCGATCTTTGACTCAAGAGCCTTGTATGCCTTGGCCAAGTCTTCTGGTGATTTGTATTTTTCTGGGAGCCACTCTGGGCGGTCACCTTCAGTTGACTGTTGCGTTTCTGCAACAGCTTCCGTTGCTTGAGCCTCTACGGCCTCTGGCGCTGCCTCTGCCTCACCCTGCATCAATGATTCGGTCATGTCTTACTCCTGTGTCCATGTGAGATACGCTGCTCGATCAAGCCAACGATGTAACGCTGGCCCTCGATGTGGCGCAATTCTTCTGTTGTGACATTGGGGCCGTTGACCATCTCGATGGTGATGGAGCGCAGATACCGAAGAACCTCTTTACCTGTGGGGCTTTCAAATATCTGCGCTACATTTTGACTGATCTGTGAATCAATCTCTGATTTACGTTGGTATCCGTCGATACCAATATTAACCTTGTTGCTCAACGGGCATCCCTTGCTGTTGCTGCGCCATTTGCTGCGCTATTGCAGCTATTTGTTTACGCTGTTCTTTATCTCGAATCAAGCGTTCTGGCACACCAAACTTTTTGGCAAGGTAAACGGCGGACTCTTCACCGTCGATAAGCAACTGAAGCATCTCTGGGCCAAAGGCTCCGCCAACCATCTCAAGGAAGCGAGCAACCGTTGTGATGTCTTGGTTTGCTTGGGCCTGAGCAAGCGGAGAAGTCGCACGGATTTTAACCTCACGGCCATTGACCGTTGGCAACTCAATGCGCCCCTGCTTCTTCAGGATATAGATCACACGCTGGATTACAGGCTGCACGAGCTCTGACTGCAAGCGACCAAAGGCAGCGCCCATGCGGCGAGAAAGGTCAGCCATACGCTCTGCAACCTCAGTCGCAGTCGCGGGCGTCCTGTCTGGATTGCCAAGCATGTCATTGTAGAGAGCGTTCTTGATATTCAAGCGCATGTCACTGAGAACAAGCTGCGCCACATCGAAGCGACCAGCCGCTTGGATAGGCTGGAGCCCAGCACTTCCCATAGCTTTTGGAATGATGGACCCTGGAACAAGCTGAATTGTATCGGGGTTTACAACGCCATCATCTTCCATTTGGTAGATGCCAGAGATTGCCATCTGCGCATTCTCAAGGATCAACTCAATCGTCAGGTTGGTTGTCTTGATTGCAGACAGAGCATTGATCAGTGGGCCGCGCCCGTAAACTTCTCCAGCGCACTTTGTCCAGCGAAAGCAGACATATGGGTTGGCGCCAACGCCCTGCATTTCTTTCTTGTGAAGCAGGGTTTTGGTTGTCATGCAGATTGCATAGTGCAGATAAGCTTCCTGATTGCGCTTGGAGTAATCTCGGCAGACCACCTCAAGCACTTCAGTCGTGTCATCCCCACCCATACGCTGCATAACCTGCTTATCAAACGTGGCGTTTGGATAGAGCAGATCAAGATGGGCATAGCGAACCTTGTGACGAACACGATAAACGTGGTCGATACGATCATCTGGGCCAGTATCCAGAACCACATGTGGCAATGGAATGGCAGAGAAGACGATGGGGTTAAGCGCATCACCCTCTTCAACCGCAAGAACACCTGTTCCAACGGCCAAGTCCATGAATGACTCATGCACCTCTTGGCCAAAGTTTGAGTTCTGAATGATGTCGAAGACGTATTCAGTAACCTCATCGAGCTCATTGTCTACTGCGTCACGCTCTTCTGGCGGGACTTCACTACCTGAGATCAGGTCAGCCCAGCGTGCAAAGTTTGGAACAATGCCATGCTGCAAGCGGCTGGCAAATTCCTGAACGCCAACAACCGCAGTCTCGTCAAAGATTTTATCATCTCGACGCTGACCTGCGGTCTCGGAGTAGAATGACTCACGCTGAGGAAGCGCATACTCGTAGCACTCCTCAAACAACGGAACCCAGTTCTCACGAAAGGCTTTGGCCTTATCGTAGCTCTGGAGGTATTTCTTTGCGATTTGATCCATTAGTTAAACCGCTGCAAATAGCCCGCGCCGCCACCAGAAGATGTAAACAAAGAACGACGACCCGTGCCACCACGCTTGCCTTGTCGCTGCGTGCGAGCGCTCAGAGCTTGGTTGATGTCTTCACGCTTTTGCTTTGCACGATCTTCAGCCGCCTCACGCTTTACATAGTCCGCCTGTACGCGCTGCTCTGCTGCTGCTTGTTGTTCCGCCTGAGACGGACCGCCACCACCACCACACATAATGAATCTCCTTCTGGTTTCACACTGATAAGCATAGAAAACCTAAATTCTCAATGCACAAACTAGAGCCTCGACCAAAGGCTTGGCTTCTTTCGTTGCTTCGGGCCGCGAGTAAACACATCAAAGTCACGCTTGGCAACCGTGGGCTGGGCTGGTTTCTGACTATTCATCAGGGCTCGGCCCTCACCTGCACCCAAGAAGAGGTATTGGGCGGCATCGTGAATGTGAGAGAACATATTCTTGTCTGGCTTGTCGGCATATCGCTCGCCAGAAACCTCCATGCGCTTGTAAGCGTAGCCACCTTCAAAGCCCTTGATCAACTGTTGGCAGCGAGGATCAATGAGAAGCACGGGCTTGCCCTCAATCATCTTGGTGAGCTGAGAGCTCACTGCCTCAAGGCGCAAATCAACGGAGTTTGACGGGGCAGGGAAGGCTCGAAGGCCAGCGCCACGCAGGATATGGAAGGGGGTAGACTCATCGGTCTGGGCTCTGAAGTCACCAGCAGGGTCGCCAATGATAATAGCTTCAGAAGCCGCAGCAAAGCGTGTCGCAAGCTCGTTTCTCAGCACCTCTGCAAAGCGAACAATGCCCATATCAATCGCCACGATCTCTGATTGCAGGAACCATCGACCACGAACCTTTTGACCAAGCACGGCGGCAGGGGTAAGGCCGAAGTCAACGCCCACATAGACTGGATGGCCAGCCGCAATCGGTATTTCTTCTTTGGCAACGTGAACTTCTGGTGCAAACATGGGATACACTGGCTTGCCTTCCTGAATATGGCCAAGCCTATTCATCACATAGACGTCAATCCATGATTTAGTCTTACCGCGAATGAGGTTCGGGTAATAACTCTTCATCATATTGGCTTGGTTTTCGGCGGTCTTGCTTGGAACATAGTCCTGAATCTCACCGTCTTCACCCTTAACCTCGACCATGCCAGAGGGCTGCGTGAAAAACTCCCAGTTATCTGGTTTCACCAGCATCTTGGCCTGCTCACGGGGAATGTGATCTGGAACTGGAACCTCGCCAGACATGATCGGCCACCAATGATCCTCTTCAGGAGCGTTGGTATCGGCAATAACGCCAGTCCAAGACGGACCACCATCACGCATAGAGGGATAACGCCCAACACGCATGGTGCAGGCGTCAATAATACTCTTCGGAATCTCACGAGCCTCGTTAATCCAGATGCCAGTAAGCTCAAGCGACAGAAGTTTCTTCACATCTTCAGGCCGATCAAGCGCAAGGAAGATAACCTCGAGCTCCATATCGCCCTTCTTGATGTTGTGTGTATATGGAACCGACCAAGTGAACTTGCCCCAGTCCGATTCTGGAAACCAGTCCAGCCAAGTCTTGATCGTTGTGGTTCTGAGCTGCGGGTTGGTGTTACGAATGATTGCCCATCGGCTTTTTCGCACCCCCTCTGCGTTTGGCTTCTGCTCCAAGGCACGACGAAAGACTTCGATGCAGCAGCCAACAGACTTGCCAGAGCCAACAGGGCCACGAATGCCACGAAAGAACGTGTTGTTCTTCATGAATGCCTTCAGGACTTCGCCATCTGGCTTGTATTTAAAATCAACCATCGCGCTTCAGCAACGTCTTCTTCTTGGGAAAGCCAGCCTTCATGTTGGCATAAGCCTTGTCGCTGATCGTTGACTTCGACTTTGGGCGGCTAATGCCCTTCTTCTTGCGAGCATTGATGTTTGCGTAAAGACCCTTCTTCATAGGCTCTGTATCCCCTTATCAATGCCGACCTTGATCATACGAGCGGCAACCTCTGGGCCAATCGCCTCAATGATCTTGTCGGCCTCGTAATCATTCACAAAGTCCTTCGGGTGATGCTTCATATGCACTACCTTCACGACCCGCCTGAGCGTATCTCGCTCACGCTGAGAAAGAGTATTGATAAAGCTCATGATTGATTCGCCCTCCGCAGGAGCGACTTCTCGAACTTGCGCATTTTCTTTGTGCGGTTGTATTCAGCTTCGGTCACGACACGCTGCTTGTTGCGCTCTGTTTCGAGATAATCTTTAGCTGCGTCTTCACCTTGTGTCTCAGCAATCAACTTGCGCTTGAGGCGGTGTCGAGCGCGGAAAGCCTTGT